TGTATTTAGATGAAGCAGGAAAATGGGAAAAACCAACAGACATAAGGGACGCATGGAGGATTCAGAGGACTTGTTTGATCGTCGGAAGAAAAATCGTAGGAAAAGCTCTCGTAGGAAGCACAGTAAATCCAATGGACAAAGGTGGAAAAGAGTACAAGGAACTATGGGCGGATTCAAATCCGACGGAGAGGAATGCGAATGGGAGGACTAGATCAGGGCTGTACAGACTTTTTATACCTGCATACGATTCGTTAGAGGGTTTTTTTGATAGGTATGGTCAGCCTGTAATAGAAGACCCTGAGCAAGATATAGTAGGTATTGATGATGAAGTTATTACTATAGGTGCAAAGACGTATTTAAAAAACGAAAGGAATTCATTTAAAAACGACCCGTCAGAATTAAATGAGGTAACTAGACAGTTCCCTTTTACTACAGATGAAGCCTTTAGAGATAGTATTGATGGTAGCATATTTAACATAGGTAAGATATATCAGCAAGTAGAGTATAATGATGAGCTATTCCCAAACCCTGTCGTAAAGGGTAATTTCATATGGAAGGAGAAGGATAAAGAGGTAATATTTAGTCCAGACGTAAATGGTAGATTTAAGGTAGCGTGGATGCCCCCAACAGAAACTAGAAATATTGTTAAGGTGGATAGGGGTAAAAGAGTTGCACCATTCCCAAACTTCGGTTGTGGTGGTGTCGATAGTTATGACCTTGACGCTACTGTAGATGGTAGAGGGTCAAAAGGTGCTTTACATTTGTTCAATAAGTTTTCTTTAGATAGGCCTTCTAGTATGTTTGTTGTAGAGTATGCTTCTAGGCCTGACTTAGCTAAGATATTTTATGAAGATGTTCTAATGGCTGCTTTCTTCTACGGATACCCTATATTAATAGAGAACAATAAATACGGTATAGCTAGATATTTTGAAACTCGTGGTTACGATGGTTATCTTTTAGATAGACCGAAACATTTAAACTCTAGCTCTGCAAGAGTTGCTGTAAAAACAAAGGGGATACCCTCGAACTCTCAAGACGTTATACACGCACATGCCCAAGCTATAGAAGCATTCATTCATGATCATGTTGGTGTTAACTACGACTCAGGAGAGATGGGTAAGATGTACTTTAATAATACACTAGAGGATTGGATAGGATTTAAAATAGATAAGAGAACAAAATTTGACCTTACTATAAGTTCTGGGTTGGCTCTTCTAGCCGCTCAAAAGCCCAAAGAAATAGTAAAAACTGACTTCGCAGCTAAGAAATTTTTTAGGCGATATAAGGTAGTAGGATAATTTATATATTTGCATAATAGAATATTACACCCCAATGATGTACAATGACAGCGTAAATGGAAAAAAGGGAGGGTTCCCAGACCCTCTTGCAGACGAGCAAACTAAAAGTACAAAAGCATATGGGTTGAAGTATGCTAAAGCTATAGAAAAGCAGTGGGGTAAAGTTCAGGAGTCATATTCTCTTCAAGGCAAGAGAAACAAGATATTCGAAAAAAATAGAGAGTATGCTAATGGAACGCAGAATACGAATATCTATAAGCAGTTATTAAACTCTTTTGACCCTAACAATGGTGATGGTAGTTTATTGAATATGGATTTTACTCCTGTTCCTATTCTACCGAAGTTTGTAAAGATTGTAGTAAATAAAATACTATCTAGAAATCTATATCCAAACCTAGAAGCTATAGATCCTTTATCTTCTTCTGAGAAGAACGAAAGAAAGAAAAAAATTAGACTCCAAGTTGATGCTAAGAAAGAACTTTTAGATTTAAAAGAAAAGACAGGGGTTGTTTTAGATATGGAGCCAGAGTCTATTCCAGATACTCCAGAGGAGGCTGAAATCATGCTGGAGACAAATATTAAGACAGATGCAGAAATAGCTGCTCAACTAGGAACAGAAGCAACTCTTGGTTGGAATCAGTTTAATGACAATGTATTTAGAAGGGCTGTAAAAGATTTAGCTGTATTAGGTACTTGCGTTGTAAAACGTTCTAACGACCCTAACGAGGGTATTAAGCTAAGTTATGTCGACCCAAGTAGATTTATCCACAGCTATAGTGAAGACCCAGGATTGAATGATTTAATATATGCAGGTCATATAAAAACCATAACTATTCAGGAGTTAAAGCGTTTATCTGTAGGTGAGTTAGAAGAAGAAGATTTTAAGAAGATTGCTAAAAGCGTTCAAGGGAGAAGTGGTAATGATTCTTCTTTATTTAATCAAAGAACTTACGATCAAGGTCTTAATAAAACAACATACGGGTATGACGAGTATATGGTTGATATTTTAGACTTTGAGTATATTTCTGTTGACACTATGCACTTTGAAGAAAAAGAAAATCAGTTCGGAAATACTGGTTTCTATTTCAAGGGTATGGATTACAAACCACCAAAGTCTAGCGTTTTTGAACGTAAAGCTATGTGCATGGAGATAAACTGTGTATATAAAGGTAGTTACGTTATGGGGGCTGACCTTATTTATGGGTATGGTAAAGCAACCAATGTACCTAAGAACATGCACGATTTGTCAAAAGCACAGATGTCTTACTCTGCTGTATCGACAAACATTATGAACATGGTCCCTAAGTCTATGGTGGATAGCTGCATAGGATTTGCGGACATGCTACAGTTGACTCATCTAAAGTTACAGCAAGCGATAGCAAAAGCAAAACCAGACGGTTTAATTATAGATATTGAGGGGTTAGAGAATGTACAGCTTGGTAAAGGCGGTGAGTTACAACCGTTAGACCTTCATGATATATACGAGCAAACAGGTGTTTTCTACTACAGGAGTAAGAATCCAGAGGGAGGTTTTCAAAACCCTCCTGTTAGAGAAATAGGAAATAGTATTCGTAATATCAATGAGTTAATAGGACTGTACAATCACTATCTAAGAATGATACGTGACGTTACGGGCATAAATGAAGCTATGGATGCTTCAACTCCAAAAGGAGATGCTCTAGTTGGAGTTCAGCAACAAGCCATAGCTGCAGGTAATAATGCTATATATGACATTACAAATGCTTCTATGATACTTTATAAGAAAGTATGTCAAGATGTTGTTAAGTGCCTGCAGATTATACCAGAAGAATCTATTTTACATACAGCATATATGAATGCTATAGGTAGTACAAATATGAAAGCATTACAGTCTTTCAAAGAGCTACCTATGTATAACTTTGGGGTTATTGTTTCTAAAGACATGGAGGATAAGGATAAGTCTTATCTAGAACAAAATATTCAAATTTCGTTACAGCAAAAAGAAATAGACTTAGAAGATGCTATTTCTATAAGAAACTTAAAAGATGTAAATCAAGCAGAAAGACTTCTTGTTGTTCGTAGAAAAAAGAGAATGCAGGCGGCTCAACAGTCGGCTATGCAGAACTCACAAATGCAAGCACAACAAGCTGCACAAGCTTCTCAGCAGGCTGCTGAACAGAGGATGCAAGAAGTGCAAATGCAAGCTCAGGTAGATGCACAGAAGATGCAGTTGAAGGCTCAACTAGAAATGCAATTAGAGCAGATGAAGCATGAGTTTAATAAAGAGATAGAGACGATAAAAGCTCAAGCTAGTCTTGGATTTAAAGAAGATGATCAAAACTTTAGAGAGAAGTTAGAGGTTCTAAAAGAAGAAGGTAAGGATAGAAGAATAGAGCAACAAGCTGAAAAACAAGGTGAGCTTTTAGAACAAAGGCAAACTGAAGCTCCTGTTATGAAAGAAAAGAAAAAAGACCAACAAGCAATAGATTTAGTATTCCCCTCATAAAAAAAGAAAATGGCAACGATTAATTTAGATACATCACAAGTTTTAGACATAACCTGTAAGAGGGGGGATACTTTTTCTATGACTATAAATTTGAAGGATTCAAGTGGTAACGCTCTTACTTTACTTACCGATAAGTATACATTTATTATGCAGGTAAAAGAAAAAAATCCACGAGGTAAAAATGATATTGTACTCACTACAAAAAATGCTAGTGGATATAGAGCATTGGACTTAAATGAAAGCAATGATAAGTTAGTTATAAAACCTGACGGAGGTCCTGGCGGAGGTCCTGGCAGTTTTTTTCAGAGAATACCCTTTTTTGAAGACCTTACTATTGATGATTCTGGTAATGTAACTATTGAAGCATCTCCTGAAGTTATGGCAGATATACCCCCAGGCAGATACGAGTATGATATACAATATATATTACCTTCTGCTACAAGTGGGTTGGATACGCATAGGACAATACTGTTTGGTGCATTCTCTGTTATAGATGATATTTCTAAACCAAAGAGAAGAAGACGACCTGGTGGCGGTGGAGGAGGCTATAATGGTGGAGGTTATAATGGTGGAGGTTATAATGGTGGAGGTGATATTAGGGAATCTAGAACGCCTGTAGGAAATAATGGTAATGACACCTCTTTCCCTCCAAGAGCTTTAACACCAATTAAGCCACGTAGAAGAGGTAGATATAATAACCAAAATAATTTATTAAGGTAAAGTGTCGGTATCTGTAAACAAATCAAACGATTTAACTATAACTGTTTCTTTTGCAGGACAGCGTAATACTGTTTTTTCTACACAGGCATCTTCTGTTTTTGTTCAGCCTGATGCTGTAAACACTGTTTCATATGTAGATTCTACACCAGACGCAATCTCATTAACAATTTAATTCATGTCATATAAAACAAATAAAACGACGAAAAAGAAAATTGATAATCTTTTGTCTAAAAACGCTAGCTACCAAGCGGCTAATGTTTGTGTAACAAACAGTAAAACAAAGAGGCAAGAAATCAATAGGCATTGTCGTGTTAACTTTATAAACCCAATCAAGGATATAGATCCTGATTTCTATAAACGAGTAATCTTAAACTAAGCATGAAAGCTAAAAAGTACAAGAAAGGTGGTAAACTGAGCATCTCAAGTAAGAAGGTGTCTGTCCCTCCTCCGTCTGGTCATCACTGGATGGAAGAACAAGGTAGATACTACCTTATGAAAGGTGATTACAAACCTCATCCTGGAGCTGTACCGAAAGCTATGTTTAAGCTTGTAAACCACCCTAAGTCATGAAGATAAATAAAAAGTATTTAGCTGGAAGTAAAAACCCAAAACGCAGGTCTGCTCTAATTAAGCAGATAGCTAACATATATAAAAAAGGTAAGCCTTACCCAAAGAACCTAGACAGCCTTATGAAAGAGAGAGACTCTCTTGAGATGGGTGGTAAAGTGAAGGAGTACAAAAAGGGTGGTAAATTTCCTGACCTCACGGGAGACGGTAAAGTAACATTTGCAGACGTACTTAAAGGTAGAGGTGTAGGTAAGAAGAAAGCTATGGGTGGTATGAAAATGCCTAAGTACATGATGGGCGGTAAGATGAAGAAGTTTAAGAAAGGAGGTATGGCTGGTTTAAGTGGCCCTCAAAAAGAAGTGTATCGCAGGGGTCTTGCTGCTTATATGAGTTCAGGAAATAGACCTAAGACATCTCAACACGCTTGGGCGATGGCTCGTGTAAAAAGTGACTTTGGAAAGCGTGAAGCCGCTAAGATTCGTTCAGGAAAATCTAAAAAGAAATAATCACTATATTTGTACCTAAATAAATATTAAAATGGCAACAACTACTGCAACAATAACATTATCGAGTGGTGACCTAACTGGTGACGCTCTATCGCTGTCTACAACATCGACCTTAACTAAGGCTGGGACAGTTACTGGTTTAACTCAATTCACAGGTGTGGGTAGAAAAACTAGAGCTACTACAGCTCAACTAACTTTATTTGATGGGGATGCTTATGCAAATGGTTCTCACAAAGTGTATTTAAGAAACACAAGCACTGTAGCTACAGAGTATTTTACAATAGAAATTAACTCTGAGCAAATGGGTAAACTATACGCAGGTGATTGGGCTTTCTTCCCATGGGAGGCTAACGCAGACACCAATGACATTAAGATTGCTGCAAGTGTTTCTACAGCAATGACTATTGAATACGCTTTATTTATTGATGAATAATGGGTACTGTAAGAGCAAGTTTAAGTATATCTAGTAGTGACGTAATGACCACTGATATTAATTTATCAGTAGGTGCAGGACTGTCTGCTGATTCAGGTATACTAAGTAGAGCTAAAGTTGTAAAGACTGCTGTTGACGCTAATGCTTTAGAAGTGTATACAGTAAACGACAAGAGTGAATCTGCTTACTTGTATCTTAAAAACCTAGAGACAGAAAAAGAAAACTACGTATACATATACAATGATACAGACTCTGACGGACTTGTTGCCAAGATCGGTGGATTAGAGTTTTGTTTTATCCCCGTTGCAGTGGATAAAGGATACAGAGTGTATGGTACAAGAGTAGACTCTATGGTAGAGTTTGCTGTATTCGGACTAGACAGCTCTGCTGCAGGACCATTTAACCAAAGCTAACAATTAAGATATGGCACAAGGACAATTCTCTGGTAATTTATATTTTATAGATCAAAATGAAACAGCTACCCTTAGTGGTAGGCATTTTTTTCACACTCTTGTAAATGGAGACACAGCTGTAGAAGTAACTGTAAAAGGTGGTGGACTTTTTGAATTTATAGATATTGATGCTGCCAACGCTGCTACTGTAGTTAAATACATCAACCCAGACACTGGAGTTGCTTTTCCTGGCATTGTAGACGGAAGTGCGGCTGATTTAGCAGATGGTAAAACGGCTGCTTTTTTTGAAAGAGTTGCCACTGAAACTATTACTATTTCTTTAGGTCCTAATCAAATAGTTTGCGGTAGATTTACACAAGTAGCAGTAGCTAATACTGGTAACGCTGAAGTACACGCATATACAGGATAATAAAACAATAATTTAATAATAATGGAAAACGATAACGTTACTGTTGAAAACACCAATGTAGAACCTACTGGACAAATCCAGTTCGTAGATTCTGTTGAGGAGTTACAACAAAGTATGCAAGGTGATACACCTGCACAACCACAAGAGCCTGTACAAGAAGAGGTTCAGCAAGTAACTCAAGAGCAGGTAGTAGAACAGCCTGTACAGGAAGAGGAGAGAGTTACAAGCATTAGTGATAATACAGAATATCAAGAGCAAGCAATTGCTCAACAAGATAGTGGTGTCGAGCCACAGTTAGATTACTCTGACGACCAAATAGAAGGTGCTGTCTTAGAATACCTAAGCGAAAGGCTAGGTGTGGACGTAGATTCCTTCGACCAATTGGGAAATCAGAGTTCTTACGAAGATGAAAGGTTAGAATCTATTGCAAGATTTGTAGAAGATACTGGTCGTTCACCAGAAGATTGGTTTAGGTATCAGTCATTAAATGCATCTGAAATGGATGACACGACTGTAATTCGCATGCAAATGGCAAGCAAATACCCTAATTTATCTTTTGATGAAATCAACAGCTTTGTAAACAATACTTACAAGCTCGATACTAGTAAGTATACTGATGAAGAGATTAATATGTCACGCCTTCAAATGAAGGTTGACGCTTCTCAAGCAAGACAGGAGATTGAAGATATTCGAAATGAATATGCTGCCCCTATTGTTGAAGAAGGTAATGAAGATTCAGGATACGAAAGTTTTATTGACGAAGAGTGGGCGGTAGATATGGCTAATGAAGTGGAAGCTTTAGAAGGCCTTGAGTTTGATTTAGGAAACGGTAAGAGTTTTACTTACGGTTTGACTAACAAAGACCGTTCTAGTCTGATGCAAAAAAACGCACAAATTGAATCATTCTTTGAGGACTACGTCGACTCTGATGGTTCATGGGATTTCGATAAGCTAAACTCACACATGACTGTATTGGGTAACATCGACAATATTGTAGCTACGGCTTACAAGCATGGTTTCGGTGAAGGTCAAAAAGGTATTGTGCAAAAAGCTGCGAATGTTTCTATGAATACTCCTCAAACGGGTGCATCAATGAATGAATCTAATCCTCTTACTGAACAACTTAAAAACATAGTAGGTAACGGGAATAAGATGACTTTTGGAAACTTTTAAATTTTAACAAAAAATGGCTACAATAGGTGCAGGTGCAGTTAACGCAACGGGAGCAAACACTAACTCGTTCGAAACTACACCAGAAAAATACATTACAGTAGGTACATTGCTTGAGCATAACAAGCCAGACAATAGAGACTTACTTATAAAAACATACGGTGATCAGGGTATCACTGGATTTCTAAAGCTCACAGGAGCTATCAAGAGCGGAGGTTCTGCTGACCAGGTTCA